TATTCAGCAATTCATCATTACGAATTAGAAGTTAAAAAAATACTATCAGAGGTTGATGGACCAATTACAGAAACAACAAATACTAGCATCATAACATTAGAGCAATATAACTATTCTTCTAATGCAATCCAAATTAAAGATTTAGGAACTGCTAATTCAGAAACAAAAACAATAACCTTTTATGCTAATAATTCCAATGTTAATACTGCAACAGTTGCAACCTTAACTATGACATCAACATATAAACCTGTATATGTCTATGAGCATGAAGATGCTCTTAATGAATCTAGACGTACTATTAAAATTTTAAAACCAGAATATGTTGAATCATTGGTCGATGAAATTGAAAGGGTTTTAAATGCTTAATGATACGCCTAGAACTGCAGATGATGTTAGACTATTAGAATTGACGCTTATTAGTTCTAATGGCAAGAATGAAGATTTAATAAAAATATTCAATACGATTAATATCTATGAAGATATTTTTCAGCACGTCATCACAGGCACAATTCAATTGATAGACGGCATCAATTTACTTGGCGACTTTGCTGTTCATGGAAATGAGTATCTTTCTATAAAATTCGAAAAAGTTGGATTAAAGGAAAAATACGATAAAGTATTTCGTGTCTATAAAATAACAGATAGAGAAAAATCCCCAGCTTCTCAAACACAAACTTATGTATTGCATTTCTGCTCAGATGAATTGGTGTTCTCGAATCAGCAATCTATCTCAAGATCGTTCACTGGCGAAAATGTTTCTGACTATGTAAAGAGCATTTGTCAAACTGATTTAAAAGTAAACAAAAATAGATTAGCAGCATTTGACCAGTCAAAGGGTCCATCTGAATTTGTGTTGACAAGAAAAAATCCACTCGATGCTATTCAATATTTAACAGAGAATGCGTTTGGCGACTCTAATTCGCCATTCTTTTTTTACGAAAATAAAAATGGATTTAATTTTCAATCTTTGATAAATTTGTACAAAAATGCGTCACTCGGTATTTTAAAATATGATAGAGCGCAATATACTGCTGCGCCAGATACAAGTCCATTTGACAGTATCAATAAGATGAAAAATTTTAAATTCAACAGCACATTTGATATGGTTAAAGCAACTCGCGAGGGGTTGTACAGTTCTAAACTCTATACATTGGATTTAATTACACAAAAATATACAAAGGGCGAAATTTCTATTCTTGACGAAAAGACAAGAGATGTTATGATAGATGGATATTTCCCATTTAATGATGCAAGTAATAGAAAAAATGAACCAGTGTATGCTGCGTATGACTCTAAGATTAGATATTGGTTAACCAATAAATCACATTCTAATTTACCATATTTTATATCAAAAAGAGTTAGATCTAATGACACATACGTTGAGGAAATTTTAGCCCAACGTCAGATGTTAATAGAAACAATAAATAATACTGAACTTCATTGCGTTGTTCCAGGAAATCCATTGTACTCAGTAGGATTTACTCTAGATGTTGAAATGCCAGCATTTAGCGTTGATCAAGAAAACCAACAAAATTATGATGAATACTATTCTGGCAGATATCTAATTACTGCTGTTAGACACGTGATAACTCCAAATTCATTACAAACTGTTATGGAACTTTCAAAGAACTCAGTGTCAGCTCGGATAAGTAAGGCTGCTGGCAACTCACACAAAGTAGCAAAATTATTTTAAAATGCAAAAAGACTTCTTAGGATTAAACAATTTTGTTTGGTGGTTTGGCGTAGTAGAAAATCGTCTAGACCCACTCGAGCTTGGACGTTGCCAAGTCCGTTGCTTTGGTTGGCATAATGAAGATGTGAATCAAATTCCAATCAATAAACTTCCGTGGGCGCATCCAATTGTCCCTTATGGTGTTCGTTCGGTGCAGCCACCAGCAGAAGGAACAATGGTTTTTGGATTTTTCGCCGACGGCGAAGATGGGCAATATCCAATTATTATGGGAACAGTTCCAGGAATTCCTGACGAAATTCGTCAAAATAATGTAGGATTTACAGATCCATATACTGAGGCTGACAAAGCCAGTAAAACATTCCCTAAGAAAATTAAAGAAGCATCAATCGTACCAGATACAACTGGCGTTAAGATTGTAGAAGATGTCCCTAAAAGAAATCCTGCAAATCTAAACGAACCTACAACTTCTAGACTGTCTAGACCAACTCGTGGACAAGCAGATGATGGAAGTTATGATGGCGTTGCTCCAGAATCAATTGCTGGAACAACCATCGATATACAGAGAAAAACAAGAATAACCAAAATTCAAACTGCGGCAAATGATACTTGGGACGAGCCATATCCATCGTTCAATGCACAATATCCATTTAATAATGTAACTGAAACTGAATCTGGGCATGCATTAGAACTAGATGATACAAACAACTTCGAGCGTGTACAATTATCGCATAGAACAGGCTCTACGCTAGAGTTCCTCCCTGAGGGACACACAAAAATTAAGTCTCAAAAAGGTCGTTACGATGTAACTATGGGTGACCATCGAAATTATGTAAATGGATCAAAATACGAAACAATTGATTCTGATTTCTTCTTAAGAGTCAATGGTAAAATTAAAATTCAATGTGAAGGATTTGAGATTTCTAGCGGCAGTTCTGTTGGTATTTCAGCAGGACAAGGTGTGTCAGTATCAGGTGCAATGTTCTCAGCTTCTGGTTTATTGAGTGCTTCAATGACTGCTGGAGTTACTGCTTCAGTGAGTGCAGGTGTTTCCGCTAAAGTTTCTGGTGGTGTTAGAGCACAAGTCGAGAGTGCTGGCGTGGCTGGTATTAAAGGTAAGATGGCAGCAATGATTGGCGAAAATACACAAACTATAGGTATTACAAACCAAACATATGGAATCCAAGACACAAATTCATGTATTCCACCAATAGCAGATAAGGCACTTTCTGTTCCTGATCCAGTTTTCCCTGAACTGCCTCCATTAAATCCATCAGATTTCCCAATGCCTAATATTAATTTACCAGAAGGTGGTTAATATGGCTGACGATAAAACTTATTACATAGGTGAAGTTGAGGCTAAAGAAGGGACGCCACTCACAAAAGATCAACTTCGAGCCATTCAAGTTGATAAAAGGGGAAATCCAGATAAACAATATCCAGAATGGGTAGAAAAAGAATATACTGCGCGAAAAACAGAAGTTGCAGCAGTTGCAGATAAACCAATACTAGCAGCAACTGGTCGAGTTCCTTCCAGGTCAGCGTCACCTAAAACAGAAAAATATGCACCAAAAGCACAAAAAGAGGCTAAAGAAAACCCTGTTCTTGCACCTAAAGTAGCTGCTGGTTTAACTTATAGTGATGTATTTCCAAAAGATAGTAATATTAAAATAGAAACTGGACTTAACTATGATGGTAGCAGAAGTTTAAGCACAACAGCACCAACTGGCGATCAAATTGTTACTGCAGCAAATACAGTCTATGATAGAATTTCAGCAGGAAATGTGGAGGATCAAGTTGATGTTGCAACAACAACTCAAACTGCCGATACAGCTGTACCGATTGGTTCTTCAGCAGAACGAGCTGGTGGTGCACTAGGAATTCCACCACAGTATCAGGCATTTTATGCCAAGTATAAAAAATTGCCACCAAATGCGCCTGGTAAAATTATCGATGGCGTCTATGTGGCAGGTGCATAAATATGTGTCTAAAACCTAAAGATTTAGCAACCTATCAAAAAATAACTGCTAAAATGTCAAAGTTTATTCTTCTTTCTGAAGAAGATGTAAAGTTTTTAAATGAACATGGGCTGCATCAAAAATACACTGGTTATATGGTATCATATAACATAAAAAAAGATTTGGATAGATTAGAAAAATTTGCAGCAAAAGAGACTGAACGAATCAAGAGGAGTATTGTGTCTTCCTAGGTAAAATTATAGGCAAAATTATTAAGATTATCCTGTGTCTCATAGGAGGTCTTCCCTTACTCCAAACACTTGCAAATATGTTTTCGTGTTTACCTGTTCCTTTTGCAAAAAATGGAGGGCTCAATTTCGCCGACACTAAACTCGGAAAGGCATTGAGCGATTTGGCTAAATCTGCAAAACGCGGTGTAGATGCATTTAGAAATGGCTTAAATGAGTTTGTTAACAAGATAACTGGTGGTATTAGAGATAGCGTATTGGGTCCTCTTGATAGAGCAACAGGTGGATTTTTTAATGATGTGAATGCATTTTTTGATAAGTTTACTGGACCAGATGGTCAAATTAGGTTAGAGGCAGCTCTTCCAAATCTTTTCGGTAGAACTGGTGGTGCAATTTCTAATGTTCGTACTCAACTTCTTAATACGCTAGGTTCTGTACAACAAAATTCAAACACATATAAAATTGGTGGATTTAGCATTGGTGAGCTGGTAAATCTTACTGAGGAATCAGATTCTTTAGCTCGAGCCATGAGAGATTTTCAAACTCACACTGACAATCTTTCTGGAACTGGTGGAGCTGGAACCGCTCTCGAAATTCAAAGACTATATGGTAATGTTGTATTTACAGGCGCAACGGCAAACATTGCTTCTAGCAATCAAGTTAGCCCAAATTTAAGCGCAACTGTTTATCCAGTAATTGAACTTGGCGACTTGATAATCATAGACAATCAGCCAAGAATTATGATCGATAAGAACTTTACTGCAGCTCCATCTGGAACTGTATCGGTGGATACAACAACAGATAATGTGAAGGTTACAACGACTTCTGTAGGCACTCTAAACCTTGCAAACCATTTAATCGCTACCAGCGGCACCATTAAACTTAACACCAATATGTACATCTCTGTAAACGGTGAGGTGCGTCAAGTTAATACAATTAACTCACTCGGCGATTATCTAACAGTTTACAATCCATTTTATGAGTCTGCAGTTGCCAATACATTTTATGTAGAAACATCATTTAATGTGAACACTGCGTATACAACAACTAAAACAGATCAAGAACTTAAAGTTCAGACTTCATTCGTTTGTAACTCAGTTTGTTTGGATAACGTAATTACTGGCGTTGGAACTACCTTTACGTCCGATCTACAGGCTAACAATAAGATCTATTATGACGCAAAAGAATATATTGTTATTTCTGTAACCGATACAACTATTGTGGTTGACGATTATCTCAGAGTAACTAAGAATTTTGCAGTTTACAAAGTTACCGATGAAATTCCATATATTGGATTAGACGAAGATTTAGTAGATCCAGATGGAATTGTAAATGCGTTTACATTGCCAAGTACCATTACTGGCGACCCTAATTTTATGAATGGATTTACCACTCGTGTCAGACGAGCCAACGGTATTTACCAGACAGTAAGTGCAGCATCACCAACCGATGCTGCACAATCATTACTTCAAGATAAACTAATGGAAAAGGTTAGAGAAAATTTAAACCAAATGAAGTATGATTTGCGTGATGACGCTATCAGAAATTTAACAGATGCCGAAGTTATAAGCAGAATAAACAATAGTATTACTAGATTTAAAAACATTAAAAACGAAATTAAAGATATTATTGCACAAGATAAAGCAGTACTAAATGCGGTTAAGAGTCTGTTAAAGGGTATGATCAAACTGTTCTCGCTTGCTTGCTCTAAGAAAAAGAAAAAAGGTGGCGAAGCAACTGATTCTGACGAATATCTAAATCTAATATTATATCCAAATCCAGAACGCCAAGGATGTGATGCCAATACTAGCGATTTTATTATCGTGTTAGATGATTTTGATGACGAATATAACGACCCTGGAATCACGCTCCCAACTTTCTCTTCTAATACCAATATAACACCAATCACAGATTTTGATGACAGGAATTTAGTTGGTGGAACATTACCAAATCAAGGAACTGGAATCGGTGATGGAGAAGGTAATGTTGGCGTTGATCGCGGTGACCCAGATGTGAACGTTCCAGAAGATCCGTGCGCCAAACCTTGCTAAATATGCTGAGAGGTGTATAGATGTCGCTAGACGTTAGAGTTTACAAAGACTTGGATCTAAATTTTAGAGCCCATCCAGTAACAAAGGATGTCGTCAAGCGCACAGGAAATGCAGCGATTATTGGCGCATTAAAGAATTTAATTCTAACCAATGTGGGCGAAAAACCATTCCAGCCTAATTTTGGTTCTAGAATTCGTAGTTTGTTGTTTGAAGATGTTTCGTTTATTACTGCAAGCATTATGCAGACCGAAATACAGAACACAATTAAGAATTTTGAACCTCGCGTCGGTATAGATGGTGTAAGAGTCCAAGCAAATCCAGAACAAAATCGTTATG